AACATGGTTTGATGTAATAAAAGAAGATAGCCCAGCATTGGCTAGTCTATCACAAAAAGAAAAGAAGAAACTCAAAAAGGTTTTACAATCAGCAGAGCCTTCAGAATATTTTGGTCAAGACTTTACAAAAATGGGAGAATTGATTGATTTAATGAAAGAATTAGATTTGGTCAAAGGTGACAAAAAAATGCAAAAGAAAATGAAAAGCATGACGGAGAAGAATGTTGATGTTGTTGCTATGGCAGCCAAACTCAGAAAATCTTACGAAGAAATATATAGAGAACTTCGAGAGATAGTCTATCCTAAAAGCAAGGGGTTGAGAAAAAAATGAGTAAAATGGATTACGCAGTAGCGTGTAAAGAATTAAGAAAACATATCACTTTATTACTAATACACTTCGATAACGAAGATGAAGAAGGTTGGAACAAACTACTTAAAATTGCAAAATTTGTGGTGGAGGTAGATTTAACATGAGCGAAGAAGCAGAAAATGAAACGCTAGAAGTTCTGAAATTATTAGTGGATAAAATCCAAAAATTAGAAGAAACTGTTTATAACAATGACAACGTATTAATGAAGGCAGGACTTGTAAAGGTTGATAGCCCAACACCAAGTATGGGTGGCGGAGATGGAATTATTCCTGATTCTAAATCTATTGCTAAGATGAGTTGGGATGAAATCAATACATTGGTTACTAGATTAGGAGGCGGAACAATATGAATACTGAAAAAATCTTGAAAAAGTTGAAAGAGATTCAAGTCGAGGCGATTAATAATCTACATAGTGATGATAAGGAAAGTCAACTTCAAGTCGCTGATAAGGAAAAATTACCAAATGAAGAACTTGTTGGTGGAGAAGAAGTTAAGATTAAAAGACCAAAGGCTGAAAATGTTAAAGTCCCTGATAGTTTAAGTCGAACAACACCAATGGCCGGACCAACAAAATTCAATACGCCTGAAGAGGTTTATACTAGTGGTGAAAAGAAAAGTGTCACAATTGAATCAATTCAAGCACAATTAGATGATTTAAAAAAGGATATGGACGCTGATAGATGGGCCGGAGAATTAGGTACATTATTAATGAGGGCTGAAGCATATTTAACTGAACATGAGCAAAATAAACTACAAGGTAGAGTTAAATATGACCAACGGGATATTGATGAATTAAGGCTTGAAATTAATAGAAATCCCCCTAGCCCTAGTAATATTAAAAATGTCTTAGCCCGATTTCCGTGATTAGTATGCCATTAAGCGGCCTTAGTTTTAGAAAAGAGAAAAACCCTCTTTCTAGGCGTATTCAACGCCTATTTGAACAAGTTAGGGCTGACTATCTATCTGCTAAACAACAACCTAAAGAATTTGCTAAAGATTGGGAAAAGGCAGTTGATAAACTAATAAACATTTATTCAGATATTGACGACCTTTCTTCTCAATTAAAAACTGTATTAGAAGAAAAGGATTTGAATTCTTCTGAAGCAAAGGATGCTACTTCTTCAACTGCTCAAAAAGTATATAATGCTGTTAAAACTTTAAGATACGACAGTGATTATGTTAGAGACCCTTTTGTTAAAAAGTTTGGTAAAGAGGTTCTTGAGAAATTATTAGAGAGTAAAGCCCATCTTGCTTTATTTATTCATTGGTCACTTAGAAATGACCGAAATGCACTTCCTAGAGAGTTTTGGGAGGAATACCTTCCCGAAGGTGACAAAATAACGGATGGGTATGAGGGTCTTGACCTACATGAGAAGGCGATAGTACCCTTCATTACTGAACATTATGGGGATGGAAAAAATAGTCAGGGTGTTAAAGCAAAAGTTAAGGGGTCTATGACCTTATTCAAGGATTTATACACACGTTTCTATTCCAAATCCGAGTGGGCCGAGTTACTTGGCCTCGATATTGAGAAGTCTGAAAAAGATAAAAGCGATATTAACTTCATGGTTCCAAATAAACCAATGTATAGAATTTTTGAGATTGACGATATTAAAGAGTTACGTGGTTTTACTGGAGATTGGCTTGTTCAAGAAAAATATGATGGTATGCGAATACAATTGCATAAAATTGATAATAAAGTGAAAATCTTCTCATTTAATGGTAATGATATTACAGATAAATGTCCAGAACAAGTTAAAATTCTCAAAGAAAAGAAATTTGGAGAATGTATCTTAGATGGGGAGTTAATGTTAGCAACAAAAGAAAAGCCTCTTCCTCGCGCCCAAGTTATTGCTCATGTATTTAAGAATAAAGAGGTTGATGGGGAGTTAAAGGTTCATGTTTTTGATATTATGCGCCATAATGACCGTGATTTAGCAGATTCTCCTTTACAAGATAGAATTAATATTTTATTTCAAAATTATTCCATTCATTCGGATGAAAAATTAGCGTTTCCATCTAAGAAAGACACCCGAATTGCAGATAGTTTGGAAGATATTCAACGTTATGGTAAAGAAATTATGAAAATCCCAACATCTGAGGGTGTTGTCATTAAAGATTTGACTTCTACTTATATTAAAGGTGCGAAAAAGAATCCTAAGTGGATAAAATGGAAAAAATTTGTTGATTTGGACCTTATAGTTTTAGATAAGAAAACAACTAAATCTAATCTAAATTCTTATACTCTTGGGGCTGGCCCATTAACTATGGAACAGGCTCGTAGTTTACAATCTGAGAAGATAAATGATAGATATTATTTAAATGTTGGTAAGGCTCTTAATACTAAAATAGACGTTGAAGTTGGTAGAATTGTTCGAGTAACTGTTGATGAAGTTAAAAAGAATAAAAAGGGTCAATATCGAGTGTTTACTGCAAAGGTTATCGAGATACCTGAAGTCGAACATCCTGATAAATTAATTACATTAGAATTGTTAGCCGGCGAAGGTGAAGTTAAAAATTACAAGGCTAAAGCACTAGAAAAAGGTTATTCTATTACAGATGGAATACACGGTGAAGCAGAAATAATTCTTAAACATGATTTAGATGGGTTTACTATTTATGGGTTTAAAGATGCTAATTTAATGTCAAAGAATGCGTTAGTGGATTTAGACCTAGTTAAAGAACAAATTTCTGAAATGATAACAAAATATTCTAATCAAATGAAATCATTAATAATGACCATAATTAGAAGAAATGGTAATAAAATGGTTTTAGAAGATATTATAGAAGAAGGGTTAAGAGATAAGGATTTTAAAAAGATTTATGAAAAACACTATGGTAGCCCTAAAGAATTAGGAAAGGCTATGAAAGATGACAAAATGGATGGTATAATTTTATTAGATAATATTCATTTTACTACCGCAAATGAAAAGGAAGCCGAAAAGGTAGAAGTTGAAACTGACCCCGATGTTATTGTTAAAGAGTATAAAACTCCTGAAAAGTATAGAAAAGGTGATTTTAAACTATATCTTAGAAAAGATGAAAACTTAAATCTAACCTTTCAATTAGGAGAAGAAGTTATTGGTTGGGAAATCCAAATTGATTCGATTGATAATATATTTGATTTGTTTGGTAAAGCGGGTAAATATCCTGCTAGAATTCAACAAACAGTTTCAAAGGAAAAACTAATTGATAAAGGTTCTGTTGAGTTAGGTGTGCAAAGACACGGTTATCATGAATATATATTAAAAGGTGAAAAATTTGATACTAAACTACATTTAAGAGTTGTTCCATTAAAAGACCAGAAACAATGGATAGCATTTTCTAGTTTTGTAAAAGAACCCGTAGAACCCTCCACAGATGACGGTATATGGGATATTAGAGAGGATGAGAACAAGGATTTGTCCTTTGAAAGTCTTGAATAGGTTTCGCTTTAAGTAGTCAATAGGAGATGATGATTCATGGCGAGCGCAACGCTTCAACAAAGTGCGTCAATTAGAACAAATAATCCCTCTGATTTTCAAATAATTAAATCTGATGATTTATACATTGGTGGATATGCTTCCATTGAATTAGTAGATAAGCAAAACGATTTAATTACATTAGAAGCATTAAATGATGCCGTTAGAAAATTCATGCAAGCACCAAGATATAGAAACGTTATGAATAACCATTCAAATGTTCAAGTTGGTGAAGTAGTTAAAGAATATCGGGATAAAACAGGAAAATTATGGAAAACTGATGTTGATGATGTTGGTTTTTTTGTTGTAATAAAATTAAGAAATGATATTGAAAAGGCTAAAGAAGTTAGCCGGGATATTAGAATC